GTCTCTCCTTTCTGGTCAGAATCTCTATAATCTTTGTAGAACACGTTCATATCTACGTTTCCATTAATCCCTGAGACCTTTCCTTTGCTGGAATACTGCCAGCCTACACCAACATTCGGACGCAATCTTTCCTGTACAGAGCCATTATCACTAGCCGGATAACGAGCAATCCAACAGTCATACTGTTTCAGAGTATCTGACAGGACATTATTGTACCAATCAAGATTGCAATAGATACCGACTTTATAACCGGCTTTTTTGATTCTGGTCAGAAATGCCACTGCAATGTTTTCAACAGCCTGTTTGCCGAGTTTTCGCTGATTAGACCATTCAAGGTCGTAGAACACTGGGAAGTCCAGTCCGCGTCCACCAAGAACGGAAATTAAGTTCTCAGCTTCGTCAATTGCCTGTGCCGGTGTTAAAGCATAACTGTATTTATATCCACCAATAAGAATTCCATTGGATTTACAGCCCTTGTAATTATGTTCAAAAGATGCATCAGTGCCGGATTTCTGATGAATTCTCAAAATTGCAAACTTAGTTCCAGAATTCGATACTTTCGCCCAATCTGGGTTTCCTTGATAAGATGATACGTCAATTCCTTTAATTTCCATATTTATCAGCTCCTTTCATGAAATCATGAAACATTTTTATGAAATTTTCAAAGTCCTTAGTTAACTAAACAGGAGTAGGTTTAAATAAGAATTTTAATGAATTAAATGGGAAGACGGTTACTATTTTATCGAGCTGAAAAATATGTCCAATTAGTCCAATCGGCATCTCTTTTACGCCTTATTGCTATCTTGTCACTGCCGAATGAAAAAGCCAATTGTGCGCTATACGCTTTACTACCAGGGTTATGTTGTATAACGCAACACCCGTTGCTTCCCAAGTCAGGAAGCCCTTTAGGATTTGTTCCTGTATTTAAAATAAATGCAGATGGTGGATTATCTAAGTCATGTACTTCTTTTTCATAAATTGAAAA